CTTCAAAGTAATTTGGGGTGGAAATATACGTAAACGTTTCGAAGTAGGATTTGTAGATAGCATTGCAGCTGCAATCAAAACGGCCCCTGAAGGTAAAGTAAAGTATGAGCTCGAGCAAAAACTAGGCACTTTATTAAAAACAGATAATCTTGGTATAGAAGGAATTGCAGAAGCTGTATCAGAAGTACCTACTGATAAATTAGTAGATCTTTCTCGTAACGTATCAGTAATATTAGATGAAAGCGATAAGACACTTAAAAAAGCTCAACTAGTTACACAAAATGTAAAAGAAACTGGTAAAAATGCTTCTGAAGCATTTTTAACTTTTTCCAATAGCGTTTTTGGATCCAGTCCACTAGAAACTTTTTTACTCGCTTCTACTAAAAATATTGTTGCTATACGAGATGCATTAAAAGACTCAACAGGAGCAGCCGCAGAATTTGCTAATATTGCTTCAGGTGCTACTAAGTTAGAATTTTTGCCTGAACAAGCAATTGGCGATTTGCAAAGAATTACTCAAGAATACAACTTGATCAACAATGGTTTAAAAAATCAAGCAAACAATCTTGATCGCGTACGCGAGCGCATTAACGAAATATCCAAACTACGCAGCAGTTTTAGCTTTATGTCTGCCAACAAAGTGCAAGCTTTGGTTAGTGAACAAGAGTCTTTACAAAGAAGTTTACCAAAACTTCAAGCTGATGTTACACAAGTAGAACTAGTGTTAAAACAAAAAGCCAAAGAAGCTGGCGAAGTAATGGCACTGGCAGTTGGTAAACAACTCGAATTAGTGTTTCAACAAACAAAGTTACGTTTACAGCAATTAGACGTTGGATTTCAACAACAAGTGGCGGCTTTAAATCCTGTAAAAACAGCGGCAGGGATAAAAGAGCAAACTAGTTTGGCTGTTCGTGGTATACAGATAGACATTCAATTAAGAAAAAGCAACGAAAGCTTAATTAATTCCATCGACTTATTAAGAGTACAGATGGAAGTTACAACTGCAAAAGAAGCGCTCGATGCTGCAAAACTAGAAGCAGGCCCTGGAGCAACAGCTCTGCGTACTGAAAAAGAACAAAATCTTTTGGCAGCAGAAAATAAACTAGCAGCTTTAAAATCTGGCAAAATGGCTGATCTACAAAAATATGCTGCAACTGATCCAGGTATTATTCAGTCTGCGCAACGCCGACAAAGTTCGGAAGTGCTAAACAGAGAACAAGCTAATAAGATACGAATAGAAGAACTAAAAGGCGAAATAGCACTAAGTGACCTTGTTTTCGATAATAGAAAACAATCTTTAGAGTTCGCCAGACAAGAAGCACAGCTTAAATTAGAAGAGAAAAAACGTACTCCTGGTTTTCTCGGCGGAGAGCCAGCGGCATTAGCCGCTGTAAAAGCCGCAGAGGAAGAATTAGTAAAATTCCTGGAACCAATAAACAAAGCATTAGATGTTTTAGGTATAGAGCGGGAAGAAGCTGTAGCAAATATAGCTTTAAAACTAGGTAAAGATCAAGCAGTTAAAGATGAAGTCGCAGCAACTCTAGCACAGCGAAAACAACGTCAAACAACACTTTCAGGCTCTAAAGGTGTTGTTGCAGTCGGTACAGCTGAGTATAACTCAATGTTGGCTCAAGCTGCTGTATTTGATGCTGAGCGTGTGCGCTCCGAAGAAGAAAAAATGATGTTTGCTAAAGCCAATTATGATACTGGTGTAGCTAGCATTAATTCGGCAAAAGAAGAGCTAAACCTTTTAGCTTCACGAGGTGCAATAACAGAACAACAAGCAGCAGCTAAAAATCTTGCATTAACTACACAACAAGCAGAACTAGACCTAACACAGAAATTAAAAGAAATTGAAAAAGCCCGATTCTTAGCGCAACTAGAATATTCTAAGAAAGTTTTAGAATCTGGCGAGGAAGAATCTACTGAAATGCTTGCACAGTACAATATGATTCAGTCTAGAGCTGCTTTAGAAACTGAGGCAGCCGAAAGAGATTATCAAGCAAAACTTAAAACAGCTAATATTACCGCTTCACTAGTAGACCGTCAATCACAATATGAACAGGTATTTAAAAATAGTTTTGAAAGTATGACTGATGCTATTGTAGATTTTACTAAAACAGGTAAACTTAACTTTAAGAGCTTAATAGATGGTATGATTGAAGGTATTTTACGTGTAGAACTTAAAATGCAAACACAATCCTTATGGGCAAATCTAAGGCCTGGAATTATGAATTCATTGTTTGGAATTACAATGTCCCCGGAGCAATTAGCTACTTCTGCAAACGCATTTAATATAAATGCTAAAGGTAATGTGTATGATACAGGACTACAAGCTTTTGCAAAAGGTGGAATGTTTACTAATTCAGTTGTAAGCTCTCCTACTTTATTCAAATTTGCACAAGGTACTGGACTAATGGGCGAAGCAGGTCCTGAAGCTATTATGCCCCTAAAGCGTGATAGCAACGGAAACCTTGGTGTTCGCGCAGGCGGTGGCGGAAGCGTAGACGTAGTCGTTAACAACTACGGAAGCGAAAAAGCAGAAACTCGCGAAACTGTTGATAGCCGTGGTAATCGTAAGATTGAGGTTATTATTGGTGACATGACAGCTGGTGAAATTGCCCGCAATGGCAGCGCTTCGCAAAAAGCTATTCGTGGAACCTTTGGACTACAGCCTCAATTAATTAGGAGATAATTATGGCGTATACATATATTTGGCCAACAACGCTACCGCAAAGTCCACAAAAAGGATTTTCTGAATCTATAGGAGCCTTAATTATAAGGACTCCTATGGATGCAGGTCCTGCAAAAGAACGTTATCGTGGTCGTAGACCAAGTACAATGGACTTAACGTTTATTATGAAAACTGCACAAGTTGCTGATTTGGAAACATGGATAGTAAATACTCTTCGTGGCACTGCGCGTTTTGGTTTTCCACATCCCCGTACTGCTACGGTTGTAGAAGCCCGCATAGTTCCTCAAGGTGATGGCGAACTATTTAAAACAACCTACATAGCGCCAGGATACTGGAACATATCACTAGTTTTTGAGATCTTACCATGAGCAGACTAACTACAATGTCGCCAGACGCAATTCGTGCGATTTTCTCGCCGGAAGCAGACAGCGACTTGCTTTTCTTGTTAACAATCTATGACCCTGTTAATCCAAGCACAGTAGTTGCACGATTAGCAGACGGCTATACAAAACGTATTAGTGAAACTGCAGACGAAGTTGTTTATGGTGTAACCAGTAATAGCCAAGATTTCGTTTTCTTGCCTATGGAAATTTCACTGCCAACTGAAGAAGAAGCACAAGCTCCTCGGTGCTCAATCATCCTACGCGATGTTACCAGATATGTAATACCTATTATACGAACTATTGTAGGTCCGCCTACTGTAAAAATGGAGCTGGTACTATCCAAAACTCCAGATACAGTAGAAGCTAGTTTTTCTGGTTTTTACATCAGTAATTTTTCTTACAATGCTGACTCAGTGACTGCAGATTTATCAATGATAGATTACGAACGTGAACCGTTCCCAATGCATTCATTTACACCAGCATATTTTCCAGGAATGTTCTAATGTGGCAAAATAAATACATAGGCATACCTTTCCTAGATAAAGGTAGGGATACAGACGGCATTGATTGCTGGGGGTTAGTACGTCTTGTTTATAAGCAAGAGTATAACATTGATCTACCTAGTTTTAGCAGTGAATACGAAGCTGACGATACTGAGCGTATGAGAGATCTGTTTGCTCAGTACAAAGAAGGCTGGGAAAAGATCGAAGAACCTGTAGAAGGTTGCATTGTATTATTTAATATTTTTGGTATAGAATCACATATGGGTATTGCCGTTAGCAGTACCCACTTTTTGCATGCGCGCGATAAATATACTAGCGCAATCGAATCTTTTGACTCTGTGGGCTGGCGTAATCGCATTACAGGGTTCTACAAATACAGCGAAAATAAAAGCGCAATCTTAAATGTAGTACCACACCCACTACGAACTGAGCGCTTTACTGTACCTATTTTACCTGGTACAACTCTTGATAAATTGGCTAATTGGATTAAGTTTGAATACAAGATCGCTGAAGAATTAGCTAGCAAAATTACTATTTTGGTAAACGGTATCGTAGTCGACTCTAGCAAGTGGTCTACTACTGCACTAAAAGACACAGATCGTGTTGAGTATCGTGCTGTGCCTGGAAAAGGCAATACTTTTCGCCTAATTCTTACATTAGCTCTTATAGCAACTGCAGGTAATATTGGTTTTGAGATAGGCAAGGGACTTAGTTTAGCAGCAGAAGGGGCGACTGCAGCCAGCTTTGCAGCAACTGGTACTGGCATGGCTATTAATGCTGGTGTTATGATGGTTGGCGGAGCACTTATAAATGCTATTTCACCAATTCGCCCACCCGATATTAATACACCTGGAACAAACATTCAGCAGTATATGGTTAGTGGTGGTGCAAACCAAGTACGTCCATATGAAGCTATTCCCGTAATCTTAGGTAAAGTAAAAATAACTCCTCCGCTTGGCGCCGTTAACTATCTTACTTATGAGAATGATACTGAAAGTTACCTTTCAATGCTTTTGTTGTGGGGCTACGGCCCACTAAACATTGATGCTAGTACACTTAAAATTGGTAATATTTCCCTAACCGAATATACATTACCAGTTCTACCAGTTACATTAGACCGTAAAACTACACCTACAGCACAACAATTACTTGATTTTACAGCTATTTATGGAAAAGATGTAGACGTAGTTACTAGTAATGCTACACTAACGTGCCCTGGGCAATATAATGCTGTATTAACTGAAGGCAGTTTTGGACCTTGGGTACCTGCATCTAGCGGCGTAGCTGTGTATGATGCTAACGGAGCGGTTGTTCCTATTAGTCAGTTTACTGTATCCCTTCACCTGCCGCAAGGTTTACGCAGAATTTTTGCTGAAGGCAAGGAGTCTGGTAAGGAAGAATCCGTGTGGGTACGTATAGAAATTCAAGTAAAAGACGGGGCTGGTCCTTGGACAACCTGGACAGATTTTGCACTAGGCGATGGTACTGTTAAAAAAGATGCCTTTACTGTTAATAAAACCTACTATAACTTGAACTCTTTAAATGAAGTTCAGGTACGAGTTCGTAGAAAAACAGGTGCTGACCTTGAGTGGACTAAAGAAGCCAATGGTTATGCTAAAGCACAGATTTATGGACAAGTAGTTTTATTACAAACAGTATTTCTACGGAACACTTCACCAATCAAAGAACCAATTAACTGTACCCTTGCAGGCACAGCACTAAAGATCAAAGCCAATGAGCAACTAAACGGTCAGATTGAAGGAATTAATGCTATTGTTCAAACATGGGCACCTTCATGGGATGGCACAGCTTGGACTACAATGGCAACTAATAATCCTGCTGCTTTATTTTTGTATGTGTTAAAGCACCCAGCTAACCCGCAACGAGTAAAAGAAGCAGATGTTGCTAGTAAAATAAATTTAGCTCAAATTCAATACTGGCACAATTATTGTGTTACAAAAGGATTTGAGTATAATAGTGTAATTGGCTCACAGCGTAGTATCTTAGAAGTATTGCGGGATATTTGTGCAGCCGGACGAGCAAGTCCTGCAATGATAGACGGCAAATGGTCTGTGGTAATCGACGAACCAAAGTCAAATATTGTGCAGCACTTTACTCCACATAATAGCTGGGGGTTTGAGTCTACAAAAGCTTTGGCAAAAATGCCCGATGGTTTACGAGTTACATATATAGACGAAGACCAAGACTATCAACAAGCAGAAGTAATTGTTTACAACAGCGGAAAATCCGCAAGTAATGCAGAATTGTTTGAAAGCATTCAGCTACCTGGTGTTACTAAAAAATCTTCTATAATAGACCACGCTCGCTGGCACTTTGCACAAGCAAAGCTACGACCAGAAGTGTACAGATTAAATTCAGATATTGAATATTTGGTATGTAATCGCGGTGATCGTGTAAAAGTAATGCACGATGTGCCTATGTGGGGCACTGGTAGCGGACGTGTTAAAACACGGGTTAGCAGCACAGAGTTTGTGTTAGACGAGCAAGTATTTATTGATGTTACTAAAAACTATACTATTCGCTTTAGATCTGCATTAGGTGCTACAGTAGAGCGTACGCTTGATAAAACCGGCATGAGTACTGGGTATCATACTACAATCACGTTAGCCACTAGTACAACAAGCACCGAAGTAAATGCTAGCGACTTGTATATGTTTGGCGAATACCATCAAGAAGCTCAAGATTTGCTTGTGCTTAGTATTGAGCCATCCTCAAACAAATCAGCAACACTAACTATGGTTGATTATGGTGTTACTGATACATACAATATATTTACTGATTATGCAACATTAACTGAGTCAGTAATATTTGAATCGCAGATTACACTGCCTGGAAAAGACCTAAGAGATAGTTTTACGGATGCAGATATACCTACAATTAGTTTGGTTGTTAGCGATGAGTCCGCGGCAAAACTATTGTCTACTGGCAATTATGAGCAGCGAATTAAAGTAAGCTATACTAATCCACAAGAATTACCACGATCTACACAAAAAATAGAGTGCAGTTATTATCTACAAACTAGTTCTACTACAAGTAGTGGGATTGCTACATCAAGCACACTTATTAATGCTACTACACTTACAGAAGATTACAACTCTGGTTCTTTGTACATAAGTGGAGTTGAAAAAGGTCAGGTATATAAGCTTAAGTTGCGTTATGTTTCAAGTGACGGTCGCACAGGCCCCTGGACCAGTGAAATTACTCATACAGTAGGGCAATTTAAAAACTATGCTACTGTTACCAGCGTTGATGTAGATCTAGACACCCATTACCTAGTAATGAAGGCTGTATCCTCTACAGCATTTAACCCTGCACTATTTAAACACTACGAGTACAGAATCTACCGTGATACTGGTACAGGAGATTTTTGGACAACAGTTCCAGACTCTACTAATCAGATTAAAGTTGTAAAGTCAACTGGTACTGCTCAGCAAAGCTTACTTGATTTTACTGGATCTCGTATTTCTGAAGCTGGTGTAAAATATCGTATAGCCTGTCGTACAGTAGACATTCATGATACTTATGGAGATACGAGTGCGCTATCTTCTATACTTATCAAAACAATTATTTAAGAGGTAGATATGGCAGCAACCCTATCCGCAGGTGTAAATTCCGTTATATTAAAACTGGATACACCATACGATACTATTAGAACTACTGATATTCGGGATGATTTAATTAAGGTAAAAGTATGGTGTTCTACTACTACAGGTTTCACTCCAAGCGACTCGAACAAAGTATTTGACGCACTAAGCTTATCGATTGTTATATCTAAATTAGCTGATGGTACAGATTTAGTTGCTGGTACACCTTACTTTGTAAAATATGCTTTTATCAGTGACATTGATGAAAGCATATATACTGTATCTAGCCAGCTTACTGCTATACCTATTGTAGCTTCAGCACAAACTGTAGACATTTCTGGATACAGTGCGTTTGTAAAAAGTAGTACTGGCACTTTTACTCCCACCAGTGCTACGCTAACAGCTGTTTTAAATGGTATTGTTACGCCAGTATATGCTTGGACAATTAGTGGTGGAACACTATCTGCCACTAATACTAGTTCGGTAACCGTAACACCAGCGGCAAATGCCACGTCAGTAACAGTCACACTAAGTGTTACCGGCACAGGATTAACTACACCTATTGTGAAAACTATAGTTATGGCCGTAGTTAACGATGGTCAAAATGCCACCGCGTATGGTTTAGTTGTATCTGCTGGTGCAATACAAAGAACCAAAGCGGGAGTATTAAACCCAACAACAATTACTGTGTATGGCTATTCTGCTGTAGGAGTAACTACTCCTGGGCTATATGCAGGCAGATTTAAAATTTATGAAAATGGTAGTGCTACTGCAAGTTATACTTCTGTTGCAAATGAGAGTACGTATACGTACACTCCTAGCTCTGCAAATATTACAAGTATTAAAGTAGAACTATATTTAGCTGGTGGAACCGTTAATAAAGTCGATGAACAAACTATACCTGTAGTAGTTGATGGTACAGACACTATTACTGCTGTATTAAGCAATGAGAGTGCAACAGTACCTGCTGATAGTACTGGAACTGTAACTTCTTTTGCAGGTGCAAATACCACTATGACTGTATATGTGGGTGCTACAGATGATAGCGCTAACTGGACATACTCAGTTACAAAAAGTAATGTTACCTGTACAGAAGCAACTACTAGTCGTACCCAAACTGTAACTGCACTATCGGCAATTTCAGGATATGTAGATATTACAGCTAGTAAATCCGGCTATTCAAGTATAACTAAACGATTTAATATCAATAAATCTTTAAACGGTGCTACAGGTCCTACTGGACCAATAGGTCCTACAGGATCAACAGGCCCGGTGGGGTATTCAACCCCTACTTTTTACATGAGTACATATGGAGCAACTTTTAGAAGGGATGTGTCTGGTAATATCTATCCAAGCAGTGTTGTAATAGATACAGGATATTCAAATTTTAAAGATACTCCAGCACCAACATTTCAGTGGAAAAAAGACGGTGTAGACATTAGTGGAGCAACTAGCTATAGTTATTCTGTACCTTCTGCAGATTATGCGTCGGCTACTTCCCACACCTATAG